TTTGAACCTGCAACAACTTGTAAAGCAAGTAATTCAGCAGCAGCTTTTGACAAGCCACAATAATGGCTTCTTCTGTCATTGACCGTGCAATCACCAGCATCAATAGCCTTGTTTATAAAGCTATTTGGATCAGAAATAATTTTTTCAATAACAGCATCGCCAGCTCTTAATTCTTCTATTTTTTTCTGTAATTTAGAATACCTTTCTGCTGCATCTGCACCCTCTTGCTTTTGAATATAAGTAGCATTTGGCTGTTTTGCTTTTTTTATTTTATCTTTTGCTAAAGCCAGTTGTCTTCTATAATTAAAGATTTGAGGGTTTTCCATATACAATTCCTTTATTTTTATATTATTTATAACTTTATATTAAAATATAATAAAAAGACTGGTTAAAAAACCAGTCATTTAAAAGAATTTTACTAAAAATTAGATAGTCAAAGCAGTCTTGGTATTCTGAAGATCGATACCCATATGCTTGAGGATGTCGACTAATGAACCAACAGCCTGCAACTGAATCTTCTGATTGACAATGTTCTGATACTTAGCCTTAGCATCCTGAGAATCGAACATATCGTCAGTAACGAAAGTATTGAGTGCATAGTTGACGATTGCATTACCCAAATCCTGGCCAAGCTGAGCAAGACCAGCCTTCAAGTCACCACGACCAACATAACGAGCAATCAAGCTTTCAGCAGAACCATTCATAGCCTGAGTCTGTAAGCTCTGTTCGGCTTCGGACTTCTGTTGCTGCATCTGAAGTTCTTCATCCATCTTTCTCTTATTTTCGAGATATTCCTTGAAATTTAATTCTTTAGCGTCCATTTTAAACTCCTATAATTTCTTTTTATATTATTTATAATGTTTTATTTACAGTTACGTATTTTTTGAGCAATGCACGTGTTCTGGACCCAACTTCTGATAATTTTGCATTAGGTGTAAAAACTATCTCATTAGATTTCATGCGATATTTCAGAGTTACCCTCTTTCTATATCCATAAACACGGACTGTAAGTTTACCAGAATTTAATAGGGTTACTACGCCTATATTGCGTTTTTCAGCAAAACTTACGTTATTGTCAATAATGTTAATCTTTTGATTTGAGAACATTTCATAAGAAAAGCCTAAAGAGACTATAACGTTTAAAACCTTCTCAAGTCGCTTATCTAATTCTTGGAAATTTATTATCATACATTATTTATAAAACTTTTAGAAAACATAATATATGAAGGATATAAAAGTTCCTTGGGTTTTAACATATCTATGACTCTTTTCTTAATCCAGAATGGTATTGTATAATAAGCCTCTGCAATCGAACCTGTAATGCATGCAATCGTGTCGCTATCGCCTCCTAATGAGACAGCTAGTCGAATACACTCCTCAAAAGTATTACCTTCAAGGAATGCACGTATGGCTTGCGGAACAGACCCTTGACAAGTAGCATCCATTTTATAATCTGGTCTTATTTCATCGCATGATTTACTCAAATCATAACCAAAATTAGAAACGATGTATTCATAAATTTCTTTTTTATTCTTACCAGACCTTGCTAAGAAAATAGCAGAAGCTACAGCCTGTGCTCCCTTAATTCCTTCAGGATGATTATGTGTAACCTCAGCAGATAATTTAGCATATCTCAAAACACAGTCTAAATCATCATATCTCCAAGCTACTGGAGAAACTCTCATTGCACTACCGTTTCCAAAACTATTAATCGGTTCTTTAGTATTACCAAATAGCCAAGTTCTAAATTTAGGACCATAACCAGCATTCTGATATACCTGACCGTATGCCTTCATAGTTTCAATTAAAGTCTCTTTAAAATATAATTCTGAATTTCCTGCATAAAATAATGCTTCTGCTACAGCACAAGTCATAACCGAATCATCAGTAATAGCTGACTTTTCACTAAATAACGGGAAATCAGTTGTTTTGATATTATTGGCATTAAATTCATAAGGAGAACCAACAATATCGCCAATAATTGCACCTATCATCTTTTTCTCCTTAATATCATAAATGTTGTATCGAAATCATTATCAGCATCAGCCTTAAAATCAGTGCTTGAAGTTACTTCCCATTGATTCATATCAAGTTCTGGAAAGAAAACATCACCATCTTCGATAGTAGTATGAACTCTAGTCAAATACAAGAAATTGACAAGATTAATTGCCTGTCTATATAATGTTCCACCACCAATAATGAAAGGTGTCAAATCATATCTTGAATTTGCATAGTCTGCTGCATATTGCAAAGAAGGTTTTACAATGCAACCAGGAATTTCAAGATCCATATTTGACGAAACTACAATGTTTGTTCTATTAGGTAATGGTTTACCAATAGATTCGAAGCATTTTCTGCCCATAATGACGCAATGATTAGTAGTAAGTTCTTTAAATCTTTGTAAATCAGTTTTTAGATGCCATGGCATTGTTCCATTCTTACCGATAACGTTATTATCAGATACTGCAACAATCATGCTATAATTTATATTACTCATATTTGTTCTATTTCAACTCCATTATTACTTAAAAAATCAAGACCTTTTGAACCACGATCATATTTATTAACATACATGATGTGTTTAATGCCAGCACTATAAATTAATTTGCTACAATTTTCACAAGGTTCATGTGACAGAACCATAGAAGCGCCAGAAATATCAATTTTGTTTTTTAATGCATAACCTATAGCCGACATTTCAGCATGAATTTCATTTCTTTCAGAAAATTCATGATGTTTTATTCGCCATTCAGATTCTTCAATTTCTAACCATGGTTCTTCTTTGGTTGTTCTATAATAATATTTATCTGCTTCAACTTTAAATAATTCATTACAGTTTGTTTGACCAGATGGAGTTCCATTATATCCACAAGATATAATTCTTCCCTCTTCTACAAGTAATGCTGCAACTTTAAGTCTAGCACATTTACTAAGATTCTGATATTCTTTTAAGACTGTTTTATAAAGATGTTTATACTTTAATTCCATAATATTAAATATAAAAAAATAAGGGTTTTCAGTCAACCCTTATTTTATAAATTAATTTAATTCAATTGCTGCTTCTGGACATTTCTTTAATATTTGTTGAATTACATAATATGTTTTTATACCAATTTTATATCCTGTAATTCTATTTGTATTAACTGCGTTTTGTAAAGCATCCATATCAACTGCAAAAATTTTTGCATCTGGTTCATTTACATTCTTTGCAAAGGTTATACAAAAATGATGACCATCACCATTCGGAAAAAACTTTAAACAATTATCACCAATGCTTCCAGTTATATGTGTTTTTTCGCCTTTTTTATTTAATGAAACTGGATCTTTTGAAAGTTTTAAATCAAAATAAAAAGCTTCATCATTAACATCAATAATAATATCACCAGCAGCACAACCAAAATGAGAACCTAATTCACCACCTTTCTTTAAATCATATTCGGCACCTTTTTTCATTTGTTCTGTCCAATATTTTTCAGGCAATGAATTTGGCATATTTTTACAAAATGCTGTTAAATATAAATTTTTAAATATTTCATATTTGTAATCTTTTATAATACAAATTGATGAACCCATTTCTTCAATTAAACCTTTAAACTCGTTTTCAGTAGATGGCCCTTCATTAAAATTTAATCCTGTTGTTTTAATTCTTCTAACAAAAAGTGATGTATTTCCTCTAAAAACTTTTTCCAACATGTTTTTAAGATTGTCTGTCATATTTTCCTTTATTTTAACTTTTTAATAATTTCTGAGTATTCGGCCAGAGTTGTCATAAGGCCTGGAAGTCCTTCCATTTGAACAAATTTAAAATATTGTTTGCCATCGAATTTACCAGGAATAAAATTATTTAAATTTTCCATAATAGCAAGTTCAATATCCTTAGGAATGCACTTAAATGAAATCAACTTTGTGTTCATTTCGTAACGGTCTCTAAGACATTGCTCATCAATCCATTTATCGAGATTTTCATTTATAATATTCAATGCCTTTACGGGACCAACACCTCTTTTAAGTCCTGGAATATTATCGCCTTTATCACCGAGAATAATCTTTACAAGCAATTCCTGTTCAGGATTGAAACATTCGATAAATTCATGCTTTACACCGTCGAATTGGCGATAATTTCGGAATTGATAGAGCTGGTAAAAATCTTTATCACCAGAAACATTAATAATTTCCCATTCTGGTTTATTCTTCACTATAACTGCTATGATATCGTCGGCCTCACTTCTGGGGATTTTCATGAACTGAATATTGCCAAAGCACTTTTGTAATTTTTCAAGAAATTCAGCGAAGACAGGAAAGAAAACATCGAAGTTAACAACCGATGCTTCTCTCTTTGCAGCTCTATTAGCTTTATACTCTGGATAAATTTCTTTTCTCCAACTTTCTGAATCTTCTACGACAATAACCTTATCAGGGTTGTTGTCCTTAATGACTTTCATAAACGATGATAAGAAAGTCATTTTAAATTCTCTGAATTTCGTCTCAGTCGGACTCGGTATCTGTGCAAACAGACATCTCATCATGAGATTAGAAATATCAAATATCAATACTTTCATTATATGTTTCCTTATTTTTACATTTAAATATAGAAAAGTATTGCAAAATGCAATACTTTGTAAAAATAATTTAATTTTTCTTTAATTTAAATCTGAATCTTTATGTTCGTAATATAGACCTTTCTTTTTACGTTCTTTTCTCTTTTCTTTAACGTAATCACGACTTGAATTTAAGTGCCTATAACAATATTTGAGACATTTTCCCATTTTAATCAATAGTTTATGAACTATAAAGTGTTCCTTTATAGTTAGTTCAACGAGATTTGATTTTTTAGAAGAACCACCCTCGCTTCGAGGAATAATATGGTGTTTTTCTACTTCTAATAATAAATTATTATCTCGTTTCTGTGCTCTGTAAATAATATCCCAATATATTTTTTGATAATCCATTAAAAACCTTTGTTTCCGGGGGCAAGATTGAAATCGGTGCTAACTTTATCGTCTGTCTTAATTAAGAATCTGGATGGAATTTCCATATACTTAGGAATATACTGATTCTTAATTCTATAAGCATCCCATACATTTTTTCTATTATAACATTTGGCACCTTCTGCTATATTAGTATAAATGTTGTATAATCCTTTAGTATCTATTAATACTCTTTTATCCATTCCATCAGTTATATTATAATATTTTATCATACGATTTAAAATATATAATTGCACACTTTTATCAAAATAATGAAAATTAATTCCCCAAAAACAATTTATGTTATTCTGGTCAGGAGCAAAACAGTAAATTATCGGAGCTTTGTCATAACCTTCTTTAACGGCTTTTTCGGTGGTTGCTTTATAAAATAGAATATAAAAATAGCCGTTCACTATATCATTAGTACGGTCACATTCATCATAGTCTATTGCTATATGTAATTCGTCTTCTAACATTTATATATTTATAAAATAATAAAAAACGGGCTGTTTTAAAGCCCGTAAATAATTAATTCCAAATTTTACTGAATTGTTCTATCTATTGTCTCAGTTAAATCTTCTTTATTTTCGAGCTGTAACTCAATTTGTTCATATTCAAATGTAACAACATAAGTAACGTTATCAGCAGAACCATATTGTAATGATAGTTGTGCCAAATTATTTGGAATAGCATGTTTGAATTTCATCTTTGAAATAATTTTGTTATTATTATTCAAAGAAATTAATTCGATTGCATCGATACAGTCCATACGTAAAAGTTCTTCACCTTTTGCTGTAGTTTTTCCACATGCTTCACCAAAACGCATCCAATAAATCCAACAATAGAATAAATAATAGTTCTGCATGTTTTCATCAAGCATAAACTCAATATTCATAGTCTGCAAATCTCTTGCACCTATTGGATTTGGGTGTAACTGTCTTTCATGCTGATAACGGGTATCAAGCATTGGAATAGAAAAATCTGGAACACTTACATTCTTTACATAATTGTCCAAGATATGAGTATCAAGATCATAATTCGTCATATTAACAAGATTTGAAAAACGAATTATAAACTTGTTATTAGTAAAATCATTAATTTGTGTTGTAATTCCTGCCATATTTTTATTTATATTAAAAAACCAGGCTTTTAACCTGGTTTTTAATTTTATTTTTTAATGTCTTGGAAAATAAGATGTTCTGTTAGCTTACCTTCAAATTCAGTAGTATTCTGAATTATATTATTACTATAAGTACTCATAAATTTTATGAATTCTTGAGAAGCACGTTCTGAAGCTCTTACTACAAGAGTGTTTTCATTACGTTCCCATTTAAATTCATTTTCTTTAGCTTTCTTTGCAGCAACACTCATAACTTTATCCCAAACGTTATAATATATTTGCTTAAGACCAGCTTTAGCACGTTGTTTCTTATCTTCATCAGATATATAGCTATTAATAAATTTATCAACAGTAATCTTATTCAATTTTTCGAACTTCTTTCCAGTAAATTTAATACCGCCTTTTTCATTTATAATTTCAACGATATTCTTAATTACTTCTTCGCCAAGCGGATTAGCAGCACTTGCACCAGCTCTTGCTTCATTCAACATATTAATAGAACGTAATAAGCTAGTTTTAAATGTATTCTTGAATGATTCCGTTGTAGTTTCACCTTCTGTTGGTTCTGCTTCAGTTGATTCAGGTTCTGTAGATGTTTTTATTTCAGTTTCGCTAAACGAACCAATAAATTTTGCACCTGCTAATAATGAACCTACACCACAATTAGTAAATAACTTTTCTGGAACAAGCTTTAATTCCAATTCCTTAGTAATAAAGCCTAATTTTTCTTCATACTTATCAGAGAAGAGAGCAATCAAATTACTTGGATTACACAATTCCTTAATCTTACTAACGTCACCACTTGTGAACTTAACTCTTTCAGGAGCACCATTATTAAATTCAAAGAATTTAGTGAGATTTTCAATATTAGAAATCTTTTCCTTAATAAACTTACAAGATTCTTCCTTACGAGAGTAGAAATTAATTGTGGTCTTATCTGGAATAGAAATACCTTCGAAATTATCGCTAGTCTTAGCTGCATTTATAACTCTGTCAATAAATGAGCTAACCGCTGCTTTATTATCTTCCTTAGAAATAGCAGTAATAAAGTCAGACTTTATTGTAGCACTAAATTTATATAATTCAAGAATATCTTTATACTTTTCTTTAATCAATTTAATAACATGTGCTCTAGCAAATAAAGTATTCTTAAAGAATTCTGTCATTGCTTCATCACTACCATCGCCTGGGTATTTCAAATCTAATCCGTCGAACTTACCAAGTAACTGATAATGTTTAGACATCTTCTTGTCATATTTCTTACGTTCCTTTGCACCTTCTGGACCGGTCTGATTTAATTTTTCAGCAAGGTCTTCAGCAGTATCTTTATCCTTGAAATAAAGGTTAAGACCATAAGTCTTTGTTGGAATAAAACCAATATAGTCATCAATCTTAGCAACTTGCTTTAACGCATCACCTAATTCATTATTGATTCTCTTAGCAATAGCAGTATAGCATTCATCAATATTGTGAATCTTATCACTATTTACAATTTCTCTGATTAATTCATCATCAATCTTCAATGGAACCATGTAAACAGAAACTAAGTTACCACGTTCAGACTTTTCGTAAATTTCCTTCAACTGTTTTTCAACCTTACCGCTTAATTCAGCAACAGTAGAATCAACAATTTTGTATTTATCAATGTCTGCTATCATTTCCTTAAAATTCGGTTCTTTAGTCATGAACAACTTATAAAGGACGCTTTCTTTACGGTCTTCTACAATATCGTTCTTGTAATATGTTTCAGGCACAATATCAAGCTTCTTGCTTATAAGAGCAATTTCTGGATCACGCTTTACAGAGTC